TATCAATATCCACAGTTGGAGAAGTGCCATTAAATGCTTTAATCACTTCTGCACCAGCAGCAATTGAAAGATGATGAGCAGGTATTTCCAGAACTTGGAAAATATCACCATCCGTAACTGCAGTAAATGTGCCTGCAGCAACGAGCGCATCAATATCCACTACGCCCTCTACCAAATGCATTACATTTCGTGCAGATGGTACAGCAGCAAGAGAATCGGCGGAAACGCCAGTAGTACTTTTAGCTGTTAAGTCATAAGTCGCCATAACGTCCCCTCCTTATGCTACGTTATACTTGGCATTGACAACCGCTTCTGGCCGAAGAATTTTCCGACCATAGAGGTGCATACCACGTACTATATCAGCAAAGCTATCTGGATCACGATAAGATTCCGTTTTCGTGATCTGGCTTGCAGTGGCAATAGCGGACGCATGACCCGCAACAATAATACCATAGTTAGAGTTCTGGTTAGCAGTACCACTTGTACCGGGACCAGTACCTACAGCAGGTAGATTGTTGGAAACATACACCTTAAAGCCATAATAATTGTTTAGAACCAGCCCATTCCTAAGCGCACCGGATTCACCAAAGTCTGAATTTAGAAAACGTGAGTCTTCATCCATTAGAACTTCCATGAAATGAGGCGATACAACAAGCCAACGACCATCTTTGTCCACAAACTGCGTGTCCAACAAACGGCCCATTCTAGCCACAACCATATTTGGAGATGCTGTAGCAGTTGGAAGGGCACTAGCACCCGGAAGACGAGGGGCAAGCGGAATTGAATGCGTACCCGCCGAAGTCGTAGTGATACTACCGAAATCACCCTTCTTCAACTGCATTGCAGATAGCAACTCATTGGAACCAGCAGTCGAAACAGCCTTGCTTCCAGATACCGTAGTATTAGCGGTACTGGCTACAGCACTGATTGAAGCTTGAGCAAACCCCGAAAGATAGCCTAGAACTTCTTGGTCATACTGATCTTTTAGGCGATAACCTGCACGATCAGATGCCATCGACTGAAAATTCACATGAGAATGCGCTTCTTCAATGTCATCTACCTTGAAAGCAAAGTAATTTGCCTTGTCTACAACAAGACTAAAATCTTCATCATCAAGGTCTTGTGGAGTAACCTGCAAACCACGGGCATACTCTTTGACCGTAATTTCAGGCTCTTTGATAATGCGGACAGTATCGCCAAAATTAGCGATTTCACCAAAGTAATCATTATTGGTGATGTCCTCCGCAACAGACGACTTACGAAAAGCAAGCTGTGTCTGTTTGGAATAAATTACAGGGCTAAAATTACCATTAGGTAAACTATTATACCCCGCTGCACGAGTAAAAGCCATTTTATCTCTCCTTTTTCTCGTATTTAACAGACGCTAACTTACAATTGTCTAACAGAGGCTATTCTTTTAGGGTGCATTAATTAATATATTTGGCCTAACATATTAACAATGGGCCTAAAGTAAATAGGTAAGTCATTAAGATAATAGTAGTTGCATAATTTAGTTTAACGTATGAGTGGTCCTACATTAATAGGAGGTCATATAATTATATACGTAGTTATATTAATTTATTCACGTTTGTCAAGGATTATCTTGCTGATCCTGAAATATCATAAATAAATTTATCTGTACGTATAGCTTCCATAATGTCATCTTGATATTTTTCATATTCATCAGATGACATTTCTTGTACACTAGACTCTCTAAGATAATCTACTGTTTCATCAGATTGAGGACGGCTTCGTTCAGTCTTTTCAGATACAGCAAAAGCAGCGTCCTTATTACTTTTCTTTTTAGAAGTTTTAATATCCTTATCAGATTTATATAAATCAATTGCTCTGGCTGCAGCTAAAGCATCTACATCATTTTCATATAAAGCCTCTTGAATCCACTTAGGTTGTTCTTCCGCCCATTCGTGAAACGCATCATCATTACGAATGTCATCAAAATCAGGATGAAATTGCATTAATTCTGTTTCTGCTTTATCTCGTTCCACCCCTTCTTGCATCTCATCTATTTCTCTAATGCGATTTTCCAACCCTTCTGCTTGTTCTCTAGCTTTCTTTATTGCTATTGTTTCAATAATACCTGCTACATCTGGATATTGCTGCGCCCATTTTTCTATCTCTTGTTCTGATTTAGGTAGCTTTATCTGTTTTTTTGTAGCAGAATCTAGCTGCGCCTCTAGCTGTTTTATTTTAACATGTAGTTCATCTGTTTGTTTTTGAGTATGCCTACGTAGATCACCGTATCTCTTTTTAAATGTTTTCTCTTCAGCAGACTTAGGAGTTTCCTCTTCTTTATTTTTTTCCTCTTCTTCTGAATCTGTTTGTTCAGAAAGTAATTCTTTTAACTCCTCTTCCTCTCTTTCAATCTTATCTTGATTAGAGTTGGGTTTCTGCATAAAAGTTTTCTTAGGTATTTCTTGAACTTCTGCTAATTCAGGCATTGTATATCTCCTTTACCGGGGCCACCGTGGCTGTATAAATACAGGGGATGAGTAGCCAGCGTATTGGCGTATGTTTAACGTGTTGCCAATCCACGTCTGCGTGTAGACATTCCTTCAGGTGAACGTAACTTAGCTAATCCACTAGCTATTTCTGGAAAAAGCTTACGTAAAACTCTTGCTTCTTCAGTTCCTGAAAACCTTCTAATGACATCCTGTTCATCGGGAGGAAGTTCTACATATCTTTTTTGAGCCTCTACTTGTAATTCATGTATAACTTTTTTTGTTATAGCTCCTAGTATATGATGAGCTTGTGTTTGTTCAGCCATGTATCTTATCTCCTTCTGTAGATAGAGCTTTCTTCTCTACTATTAAACCTAGCAGATAATGGACTGGTTCTAAACTGCGTATACATTTTCCTAAGAAAGACCTCTTTGTACATTTATCTGGATTAATATGATGTGCCATTTCTATACACCATGCAGTAGCTAATGGCCTGAAAAAATTAGTAACAGTTTTATTTTTATGCATTAATTTAACTACTGGTTTAGCCCAGTAATGATATCCAGCGTATGAAGTTTGAGAAAAGGGTTCATACTCATGGGCAGCTTGATATAATTCCTTAGACATTAAACCTTGTCTTAATAACTCTGTACAAATTACCGTTCCGGGTCCGTCTGGATCACCATCTCCCGAACCGGGAGGCCCGTGGTCTGCTTCAGAACCCTGACTACTAGGTGCGCCTGCAGTAGCTGCCCCAGAGAAATCAAAACCTGCCTCTGCTGCTGATTCTGCACTTGACATTTCACCCTTACCCATAGCAGCAACATCACTAGCAATTCCTATATCAACATCTGCAGCCGCTTGTGCTTGTCCAATAGCCGCCGCCATGTCCATTCCTGCCAGTTCGGCTCCAGAGAATGTATGTCCTTCACCTACGTCGGGGGTTCCGTAACCACCAGTACCTGTTGTATCAACATCTGTATCTGCTTCCAATCCGGGTATATCTCCGGGGGCTTGTTCACCAGTACTTATACCAAAACTTGGAGCAGCTTCCATTCCGGGTTCATCTGATGTAGTCTCTCCAAATGCAGTATCTGATTGAAAATCTAATCCGGGTATATCTCCGGGGGCTTGTTCACCAGTACTTATACCAAAACTAGCTTCAGCTTCCGATCCGGGGGGAGCTATACCAGAATAGTCTGTATCCTCTGTGCTTGGTGTTATATCAAAATCAAAAGCAGCTTCTGGATCAGAATATGCTGGATCAGTATATGCTGGAGGTGCTGGAGGTTGTGAAGTTTGTCCCGAAAATAAAGGACCAAAAGTATTAAAAGCTATACCTAATAATCCACCTTGCATTAAATCACTTATTTGACTAAATGCGGTTTCTAAATCTGGATTATCTGGAACACCTTCCGTTGTTGAAGCAATATCACCTACAGGATCAGTTCCACCTTGTCGCCTCTGCCTTCGTGGATTTAATGTTCCTGTACTAATAGTAGGAGTAGGAGTTGCTGGACCGATAGGGAGAATCCTTTGATTAGGAGTAGGATTTGTTGGTGGGCGCATTAATCCGCCTTTTTGCCAATCACCTTCACCAACGTCACCTATACCAGTAGAACCCATATCGCCTTCACCTTCGCCTACACCAGCATCAGGTCCACCATATGCTCCACCACCATAAGATGCTGCATCAGCAGCCGCCTGACCTGCAGCAGCGCCACCAGTACTAGCACCCATATCACCACCATAAGCTGCAGCATCAACACTAGCTTGGTCGGGCGCAGCGGATGGTGCACCAGTCCCTTGACCACCCTGAGGGCCACCCTGTTGCCCACCACCATATTCTCCACCACCATAAGCAGCCGCCTGACCTGCAGCAGTACTAGCAGAAGTTTCTCCTGCAGCAGAGGGAGATACACTACCTCCTACTTCCCCCGACCCCGGCTGACCACTAACTGCAGTACCGATATTACCAAATTCACCCTCCATACCACCAAACGCAGGATCAGGACCAGATGGACCTATACCAGCACCGGGGCCACCGGCACCTTCTTCTCTATCTATTCTTGCTTGCTCTCTTTCACGCTCTTCTCTTTCTCTGGCTATCTCAGCCCGTATCTCTGCACGTCTTTTTGCCC